TAATATTAACAAAGTTATAATTACTAGTTACAGTTCGGATGACTCTAACTACATCTAATGCATCTTGCAGAGCATCATGGGTTACTTCTCCAGATAATTGGCATCGATCCATGCACGTCTGTAAATTTGGTAAACTTTCATCCTCTTGCCAGTCCATTAATAGAATCGCTGGGTCCAGGATACGTTGCCTCATTTGAATTGAGCTCATCCAATTTGGAAGTTTCTGTAAAAATACTTTATCAAAACTTGCAAAGTTTTTACCAGCAACATTAATCTTTACGCCGCCAGTTGCTTCACATGGAAATCCATTTGTGATTAACCACATTTGAAAAGATTTTGCAACCAAGCCTGCAGGTAAAATATTATGGGCCTTTCGGTATTCCAAACGTTCTTCCTTGGTTTTATTTTCAAGACCTCCTAAGATTTTTAGGATCCATGAATTTAAGGAAAGAGCAAATGCACTTCCAACATAAGCTTCATGTTCAATGATACACTGAAATTTAGGCAATTGATTGTATGGTACGGGATTTTGAGTGTCTTCAATCACTGCACCAATTTGAAGAATTTGACAAGACTCTGGATTTAGACCAGTAGTCTCAATATCTATTGAGATGTATTTCATATGTATAGATTAAAATGGTAAATCGGCATCATCACTAAATGAGCTAGCTGGTGCAGCTGATTTTTTAGGACCAGTGTCAATTCCAAGACTACGGAAAATTTCATCATCTTCGTCCTCTTCTTCAACTTTTTTACTTTTAGTAGATGCACGTTGTTGACCGCTAATTCGGTATGCCTCAAGACTATTGAAATATTTGGTTTGACCAGCTTTATCAGTCCAGTCTCTGCCTTTTACATCAAATGAAATAGAGACCGTATCTCCAACTCCATATGAATCAATCATATCGCATTTATCTTGGACTAGTCCAAATATTATTTTTTGTGGGTACTTGTCCCCTGATTCAATTACAAACTCTCTTTTGCGAAAGCCTTTGTTAAATGTCTGTGCTGGGAATATTTCGATAATTACCCCTGTTAATTCAAATGCCATATTAGAAATCGTGATTAGTTATTTTTATATCATAGTTAGTAAAATTTTCAAAATCTTTGCGGTCTGCCTCAAGTCGACGCTCAACTGAATCTCCTGGCATATTGCGACTAAGCATACGCTTACGTCTAATCTCTTCATCAATATCAAAAAAGATTACTAGTGACTCTTTACGTGCATCATCAGATAAGTGGGCTAAACCAGACGGGGTCATAATAAAGACATCATCTTCTTCAAATTGTTCAACCGTTGTTCCATATATCCAGTTATTAAATGCAACCCATTCGTAAAACTGATCCATATCAATCATATCTTGAGCTTGAGGACGTGTCATAAAGAAATAATCTTTTCCATCTATTTCGCCTTCTCTTGGCGGCCGTGTTGTGTAACTGATTGCGTATTTAAACCCGCGATCTTCAAATTTTTTGCGAAGGAAATCCTTGCCGCTTGCGGCTTTGCCGACTAAAATTATTCTTTTGCTCATATATTAAATTAAAATTCTCTCTTTTGGCCGTGAACTGCTTTGAATACTGGAAATCTTAGTGAGTGAGCACCATGTTGATCAGTAGTTTCTTCAAAGAATTGTACGGTAATTGTTTTACCTAAAATTTCATTTGGGTTTTCGTGATAATGGCGTCTTTGTTCAAGATTAAAGCCTGAACCTACTCTAACTGTATTGCCTTTATGTTCTACAATTACAGCTTTTAACATAAGCTCTTCAACTTCCTTACCCATATCAATAATACGATTTACATCAGATTCAAGATCAATTACAACATATTCAGCATCATGCATCTTTTTAACCTTAAGCAGGTTCTTTGAACGTTTGCCTTCGTAACCAATATCCTTACGCATCATTACTCCTTCATAACCCATTTCAGTTGCATCAGCTACAATTTTTTCAAATTCTTCAACTGATTTTATTTGAAATTGAGGTAACGGTTCAGCATAGGTTAAGTCAGTTACAATTGCATTTAGGATAATTAGTCTAGCTGACAGAGAAACATCTCCAGCTTGATTCCAAAATTCAGATGCTTCTAAAAAATCAAATACATAATACTTTGGAGTTTGAATAGTATGGTTCTTTCTGCCAATTTCTTTGATAATACCTTGGAAATCTTCAAGTCCGCCTTCTTTCATAACGCAAACTTCTCCATCCAATATTTTATTCTTTAATCCAAGCTTCTTAATATCTTGGGCTAATATTGAAAGAGTTAAGAATTCATTGCCTGCTCGTGAATAAAATTTAGGTTCTCCATCTGCATCAATTACAGTAATACAGCGAACTCCATCAAGCTTACGACTTGCCCACCATTCCCCAGAGTCAAAGTTTACCTTTTTTTCATTACCATCAAACTTCTCAGCTAGGGCAACATCAAAGGTAGGCACTGTGCCTGGCATTACTGAATTAATTAGGGTGGTAGTTGCTCGTGTTTTTAGGTTTCTGTCTATCACATCATAGATGACATCTGCGAACTCCTGATTCTTGGCAATAAAACCATTAACTACTTGGATAGCATTGTGGCCTGTGATTAGCCGTTCATTCAGATCATCAAGTAAATCAAATAGATCATCATAGTTATCAAAACTAAGATCCTGACGTTTCTTTAGGTTATCCGAAGTAACATAATACTGCTTAAATGGAGAATACACATATTCAAATAGTTTACGTAATACTGGAGTATCATACTTTTTAAGTATCTCTTTTTTATCATTTGTTGAAGAAGTTGCTTTCATTTCTTCAATAAATTGTGCAACTACTTTAAAATCTAGATTTGTCATATGGCTATTATACTAAACAAAAAAAGCCGCTGACGCGGCTTTTAAATAAAAAGTTAAAAATTAAGCTTGAGGTTCTTGATTAGCAAGTTCTTCCTGCTTTGCAGTCTCTAACTTAATCTGATTAATGATTTGATCAAGTTGCTTCATTTCCATTACTGGATTGTTAAGAGCAATTGCAATTCTAAAAATTCGTTGTGCTGATTCCATACTAGAACCTTCGAATTTATTGATAAGGATTGCAGCAGCTTCAACCGCAGAAGCTTGAATTTGAACTCCAGCTGATTCAGCCTCTTTTTCTTCTTGCTCAAGACGTGCAATTGCAGAAGAGAATCCCATGAAACAATTCATAATCATAAAAGCTTCATTTGGACCAGTGAATCCAAATTTACCGTCATTACATGAATTTTTAATCCATTTTAGATCTTTAATGTCCAAATTAACTTGGAAAAATCCAGTTCTTTTGTTAATTAGCATGTCTAATTCTGACATGTCAGCTTGAGGTTCTTGAATTGGCTCTGACTCTTCCATTTCAGCTTGAGGTTCTTCGATAGCTACGGTAGCTTCGTCCATTACTAATTCATCAGTAATTAATTCTTGTTGATTTTCCATTTTATATAAAATTTGTTGTTTAGCTATTTTACTAAAAACAGTGAAGGAGTTTTAGGAAATTCTATCTAAAATTATTAATTGTGCTCTGGATACTTTTGAATAGGCATCTTTAATATCAATAAAGCCAGCCCAGTCGATTTCTTCTGGCTGTAATTGACTTTTTGGGATAGCCAATCCATCTAGTCCAATTTCAGCAAGATCTGAAATTCTGCAAATAAAATAATGAAGTGAGCTTTTATAGTTGCCGTCTTTATCGAAAACTTGAACAGTTTCAACAGCCGGTTCTAATTTATCAGGTGAGAGCCTAATTCCAGTTTCTTCAAGAAGTTCTCTAAGCGCAGCATCAAGAAGTTCTTCGCCTTCTTCAATTTTGCCTTTTGGAATTCCCATAATTGGTCTAGTCCAACTGCCATTAGTTGGATGAACTAGTAGAATCTTTTTTTGATAAAGAATAGCTACACCGGCTCCATCTGAATATTTCTTTGTTTCTGCCAAGAAATTAGAAAATGTTTTAATCATTGTTTAGAGATTGACGGTACTGTGCATTACGAATCTCCTGTCTACGTTTTATACTTGGTTTTATAAATTCCTTTCGGGAACGTAACTGCTTTACTGTACCGGTTTTTTCAAATTTGCGTTTTAAAACTTTAAGAGCCCTGTCTAAAGTTCCATTGTCTTTTACGTTTACTATTAACATAGATTTATTATACTAAAGAAGATTTAAGCGCAGCTAAACTAGCAGTATATGAGGCTAAGTCAAAGCCGTATGTCGCAAGCATATCTGTGCTGTATTGATTTCCTCTAACTCCAATACACCATTGTGCAAAGGCTTTTTTCTCAATTAAAGAAATATCATTGGTTGCGCCACTATCTTTCATTACCGACAATACTCCACCAGAGGTTCCTCTAATTGCGGCATACATTCTATCTAATTGTCCAGTTGTGTATTTTGGAGAAATTAACATGTAAAGTCCATGAATTGCTCTTTCGTCAGTCATACTGATTAGTGATTCTTGAGTCTTTATGTTTATTGCCTGCAGTATCATATTAACTTGAGGGTCAGTTGCTGCAGATCCTGCAATTTTATTAGCTGCACCAATTGCATCAATTTGAGTTGGCTTATCGCCTCCACTTAGTGGACTTATCCATGTGGTAAAAATGTCACCAGTATCAACTAGGAATTTACCGGTTGCTGATTCTGCCAGTCTACTATAAAATCCACCTAGTGCTTTACACTTATTGATTTGAGCATTAACCCAATCCATATGAGCTTTGTCCCAAGTCTTTCCAAATTTTTCAATCGATATTGTAATTAGAGCAGCAACAACTTCATTCATCTTACCTTTTGGGTCATATGCTGCAAGCTTTTCAATACTAACATTTTGACCTGTTACTGTACCAGCGGCACCTGCTACTGAAAGTTCAACTTTGCCGTTTGTAATTTTCCAATTAACATTAGTCATGTCTGAACCATTATCGTGTTTAACCATTACCGTTCCAGTAGTTTGGTCAGCTTCATGACCAGCAATAACGGCAGTTTGTACTTGTTTCCATTGAGCTGCATAAGAGCCTCCAGCCTTTCCGCTTTTTATTTGCTCAAGTGCTTTTGCTGGATCAGCATCAGCTTCTAAAATAGCAGACTCATTAATTTTATATTTTGATAGCTCTAAGCCCCTTGCGTAATTTGAAATATTCATAAATAGATTTTATTTTTTAGAAAGTTAATGCGCCCTTTTTAGTTGTTACAGTTGTAGCAGCTACCTTTTCTGCAGGTTTAGCAGCAGTTGCTGCTTGAGCAGCCGGCGCTTTAACTGCTGCAATTTGTTCAGGTGTTACCTTGGCTAAGGCTGCATCTAATTTAGCCGCAATTTCTGCTGTAATTTCAGTAACTGGAACCGTTGGAGTACCAACTAAAATTGCAATTGCTTTAGCAGTTCCACTTCCATATTTACCAATTGCTCCACCTTTAGTATTAATTGCAGCAGCAGCATCTCCGCCGCCTGCAATAATTTTTTTCTGTAGGTCTTGAATTTTTTGATCAAATGTTTGAGTAGCTTTTAATCCAACTGAGGTACTAGCAGTAGTAGTTGAACTAGCAGCAGTTGTTGAACTAGCGGCAGTTGTTGAACTAGCGGCAGTTGTTGAACTAGCGGCAGTTGTTGTAGATACTGTAGCAACTCCACCTTTTGCTCCATTTTTTTCAACGTATGCTGGATTAACTAAATTTGCTGGTATATTTCCACCAGTAGTTTTATCCTTTGCCTCTATTCTTTTATTATCGTTAGTAACTCGTAAGTCAGGCAAATCTTGGATATTCCAAGCAACCAATTCAACGTCTGATCCTTCAACTGTAGCACTTGCTCTATGTGGAACTTTTGTAACATCATATGTAACCCACATACCTGCAACTTCGCCTGTTCGAAGTTGACCAGTTGCATAAGGTAAAAAAGCAACTTGTGCTTTATAAACATTTTGACCAATTAAATTAGTTTTATTTTGAACACCTAAATCAATAATAGCTAATAAGTTATGATTTGGAATCTTTTTTTCATCTTTAGTTACTGATAGAGCATCATAAGACTTCCACCAATTTTTAAAATCAGGGTCTTGAGAAAGTTCTCTTAATATTGTATTAGATGGATTAGTTTCGTCAACTGCTCCTTCTTCTCCACTACGTAATACTACGTTCCATCTTTTTATTTCGCCTTCTTTTGGATTTGCAACTGAAATCTTTCCAACTGTTCTGGCTTCATCAATTACTGGCGGTTTTTTAAATTCGTCAAATGTTTTAACAAGTGTCATTTGTGTTTACTTATTTTTAGTTATTTATTATGCAAAATTAAAGGTTTTAGTCCTAAATAAACCTTCATTAGTTTGATTATTTGGAAGTTTTAATTCTGGTGGAGTTCCATTTTTTATTTCTTCAAGTGCTAGTTTTTCAGCAGCATCTGCTTCTTCTTGAGACCATGAACCGTCCTTAACTCCTTCTTGTAAATACTCACGCATTCTTGAAGCATCTTTCATATTTAAACTAACTGTACCAGTTTTAAAATCCCATACGTCGGCTAAGGCTGCCTTAGTTGAAAGAGCTTGAGAATTTAGTGCACTTTGAGCATCAATTGAATCGTCTAATCCCATTGATTTTAAAATTTGCTTAGTGTATTCAGTACTCTTCTTTTGAAACTCGGCTGCTGCCTTTGGATCATCTGCCATATTTGCAGTACCTCCAAGTAGAGCAGTTGACCCTGGGAAATTTGCACAATGTGCGCCAACTGTTGCTTTAACAGCGTCGTTCATTAGATTACAATTAGTTTTACCGCCATTTGCTTTTGCCTTTTTAATAGTCTCGTCATTTTTCTTAATGACTTCTTCTACAGCAGATGACTCAACTGGGGTTTTAGTTTCTGGATTAGTAAGTTTAACTTGATCAGCAGCCGCCTGATTAGCAGCTGCATTATTTGCATCTACTGTAGAATCTCCAGTAGATATTGAATCTTCTTCATTTACTGCAGGAGTTAAGGCTCCTCCAATTAAACCAGATGCGGCTGAATTTGCCTTGCCAGTTGCCATTTGTTTAATACAATCCCAACTACCATAACGCTGCCATGCAAGTCTAGAAATAAAATTAAGTAGCCTTTTTAGAAATATACCTCTAGTTGCAAGAGCTCCGCCGGCTTTTGTTAATTTAGCCAATACATAAACCGTATCATCAAAGTTTTTAACACCCTGAATAAAAATTTCAGGTTTGGTTGCCCATGGCGTAAATGCCCTAACTTCAGCTTTTGATAAATTTTTAGCAACAGCTGGATCAGTTAACATTGTTTTAAAAACTTTGCGAATATCATCAACCTTTCCGTCCTTTGCAAGTTGAGTAATATATTCTCCGCTTGGCTTCCAGTCATACTTCTTTGCAAAATATTCAGTTAATTTTGGATCCTTTTTAATAATTTGATCAATTGCATCAACCGATGCTCCAATTAATTCATTTTCAACCTTTGCAGCTTTTGCTACTTGCTGGAGAGCCTCGGGTTGACCTGCAATTGAGGCCATAAATTTTTTATCTTGCTCAACCGCTTTTAGTAAGTCAGCTGAATACCCTCCTTCTTTTGCATAAGCCGTAATTACCGCTGGGTCAAAATCTTTATATGCAGTTGAATTAAGTATAGCTTTTCCTTGTGGACTAGTTGCTGCATATTCAACGCCTTTTTTAGAAATTACCGTATCTGCTAATTTATCAGCGCCTTTTGCAATTTCTTTTTTAGTAGCTTCTTCTCCTAATAATTTAGCCGCAGTTTCAAAATTACGACCAAATAGCGCAAGTTGAGCTTCAAGTCCAAGTCTTTCAAATGCTTGGACTGCTTTTACTCCATATTTTCCAACAATTGGAACTAAATTAAAAACAGTTTTTATAAAATTAGTAACAAATTTAAGTACACCAACTGCAACTGTTCCAAAAAAGTTAGCAACTCCTTTAAATAAAGAGACGATTATTCCCGAAATGCTTTTATTGCCTAGTGTTCTAATTCCATTTTTTAAGGCAAGAACTGCTGGCCCAATTTCGGTTGCAGAACTTCCAGTTCTGCATAGAATTTTGGTTAATTTTTCAAGTAGACTAAGAGCTGGTTTAGGTAACCATTTAATAGTTTTTAAGAAATTTGAAGTTTTAGTAACGTCAATTGCAGCAATTACACTAAGTATCATTGATACGTATTCGCCTTTGTATAAAGAAATTATTGCAGATAGGATATTTGCAACTACGTCAATTGGAAATCCAACCCAAGTAAAAGGAACAATCCCAATTACGTCTAACACTAATCTTAGAATATTTAGACCCATTTCAGTTGGATCTGGGTCAGCAACTAGGGCTTTTACAAAGTTCATAACTGAACTCATTACGCCTTCGTTAATTAATTGGACAGTATGTAGGTATGATTCGTTAAGTCTAAGTTTAATGGTATCATATCCCTGTCTAACCAAAAAGTCTTCCTTTTTGATAATATCATTAATATCTTCAAAATTTTCAAGTAAAAAAACTTGATGTTCAAAGATTTCTTCTTCTGAATGATTAGGGGTTCTAGGTTTACTTAATTTACTAAAGTCAACTGCATCTAAGGCAGCCCAAAAAGACTCAGGGATATTTTGAAAGTATTGAACCAGTTTTTCGTTAACTGGTTCAGCCCCTTGACTAAAGTACTGGTCTGCTGAAATTACATATCTCATTAGGTAGTAATGGTAATTTCTTATTATTTATTCGAGTGATCGGGTATTAAAGTGAATCGGCAATCTGGCGCAATATTTTAAAATAGTCACCAGTTGAACAATCTGATAGAAATTTACAAATCTCAAAAAAATCATCTACTGTATCAAATGACATTGCTGGATGAAATCTTGGGTCTTTATAAGAAACTGGAATAGTTCCAAATATAACAGATTCATAAACCCTAGCCGGAGTGAACCTTTCTTTTAGGTAGAGATCCTTACTTACATTTATTGAAACTTGAGACATCTGCATGTCCACCCAGATTGCTTCACGATTTTCTCTTGGGCAAAGAGCAACATTACGCATTGTATCAATCCAGCTTTCCAAAGTTGGATGGTGCTTTGCAGCAACCGTCATAGTAAATGAACTTTCATCAAATTTATTGGTGCTATCAATTGCAGAAATAATGTCAATAATTATTGGATTTTTAGAATGGCCTTCTTTGTAATTATCAAATGATAGGTTTCCATAATACATTAAATGGGTTGAATCTTTATTTGTATGGGCTTGATGTACGTCTAAACACGCATTCATAAAGCCTTTACTACAACCTGGAATAGTAATTGATGGAATTTCTCTACGTATTCCTAATTCTGTTAATTTAAGAAGAAACTCATTGGATAATGAAAGATCTGTATCTAATATAACAATATCGGCTGCTTCATAGCCTGACGCTAGCGCAATATTAATAATAGTTTCAAAATAAGCTGCATCCTTTAATTTCTTTTCAAGCGTAGACAAATTTCTGAATCGAGCCTTTAGAAATAATTTTGAATATTCTTTATTTTTAATAGCCTCAAATACTGTGGATTGATGTAATCTATAATTATCAATTAATTTATCTGCAAATTGATTAAATACTTTGCCCAATTGATCTTCCGGAAAGCTAGGTCGACCTGCAAGATTAACCATTCCAGTATCTAAATAATTTACAAAATCAAATTTATCAATTTCATATTGATTAGCCAATTCATCTAATAAACCTAATTGGTAAAAGGTATGACCTGGAATAT